GGGAGCTCCAAAGCAGCAACACAGCGTCAAGAGGTGATGACCTCTTTCCCCTGACGTTGCTAGCTGTGAGGAGTTCCCGCTCTGCTCGTGTGAAAACCACACGCCATTTGGAGAGAGAACGGACCGCGCGCATGAGTCGTTATCGACACTATGCATATCCCCCCCAGGCCATAACTCAGGTCTGGAATGGGGTGAGCGGTTCTGGCGTCATTCCGCAATCTGGAGGTTATACAGTCATCACTGATGAACTGCATGACATTTCCCAGCTCGGTTCTGGTGACTGTGGCGGACCTATGGTCCTACACAGGAACACTAAGAACTACACGCTGGGCTCCTGTTTTGCGGGACAAGGGAAGGGTAGTCAAGTTGCACTCTACCCATCCTTCTTCCGGTCCGGACCCGACGAGCCTTTAAACTCGACGTTGTACGGACTTGGAGGGACAGCCATAGCAAGAACGATTCCGACGGATCCGAGTGTGGATGTTTCTGACATCCTTGCTCAGATGATTAACTACCGTCAGGCCTTACCCAAAGCAGCTGGCGCCTCCTTATGGAGGGAGCGAGCACTGTTTTTTAAGGCTCTCAACCCGAAGACATTCGCGGAAGAGTTCCTTAATTGGCAGTTTGGGTGGCTACCTTTCGTGCAGGATATCAAGGACGTTTGTCACGCCGTTGTTACCTCGCACGACTACCTGCAGCAATTGCGGGCAGGCTCTGATCATAAGACCAGAGCTGGGTATCGTTTTCCTGCTAGTTCTTCCAACCCGACTGATGGAGCCCCGGCTTTTGTATATAGCCTCGACTCTTCTCTTTCAGGTTGGGATGCAGGCCCTACGTCATATAGTTGTGACGTAGTCACCGACACATGGTTTAAAGGTGCTTATACCTACCACGTGCCGGTTGATCCCAGTCGCATGTCTGCGCTTACTCGTTTTTCTGAGTATGCAAAGCATGTGCTCGGCATCGAGCCTACGCTCGAAGCCGTTTGGGATGCCTCTCCATGGAGCTGGGCCCTTGACTGGTACGCGAATGTGGGTGATGTTGCCCACAATATTTCAGCGTTCAGTCGAGACGGATTGATCCTTCAGTATGGCTACATAATGCAGCATACTCAGACGAAGGAAACTTGGAACGCTTTTGGCGGTTCCAATTGTTCCCAAGTCTCCACTCAATCTATATCTGAGTGGAAGGTTCGATATCCGGCTTCGCCATATGGATTCGGGCTGACCTATGAGGGTCTTAGTGACACTCAGAAGGCCATCCTTGCTTCGATTGGTATTACACACTTCCGTGTGTGATCAACCGATGCGAAGACGTCCCGTGTGTAGGGCATGAACGTTACACACATACAATGATGTGGGTACCCGCTCACATCCCCTCACAAAGGAGATCTGTCACATGGCATTCGCCGATCCGCAGTCACTCAACTTCGATGGTGCTGACTACAGTGTGCCGAGAATTTCGAGTTCTCAGAACTCGTCTCGGTACTATGTGGCCATGGGAGCTGGCAACGACCTCAATCTGACGATTTCTAGTCAGTATGGTCGTCGCACTCGTCGCGTAGCGCGTTTGGATGTCGGTCTAATCGCCGACAATCCTTTCGCAACTGGACTCTCAGCTTATGAGGTCCAGTCTTACTACATGGTGTTTGACACACCTGCGACGAACGGTGTTATCGATAAGGATAACGCCGTGAGGGGAGTCAAGACCCTAGGGAATTGGCTCACCTCAAGCTCCTTCTCGAATGCATACAAGATTCTGGGTGGGCAGAACTAACGTCCTCAGAAAGGACGTCCTGCCTATCCTCTCTTGTATGTCTGTCCTAAAATTCCTTGGACAGGTTGAGAGAAGCGGTCGTCTTACGGCCGTTTCCCTGCAGCTCGGGCTGCAGGGCAGCAGATCACTGTGACTCAGGATTGCACTCTAGCCCTCTGAAAGGGGCAGCGCATGAAAAGCCTCAGAGATCTCTGGCGTTGCTTGGCCAATGAATTGGCCGAGCTGTGTCACACAAGCGCAACTCGTGACATTAAAACCGTCACGAGTCGTGTCGAACACGAAGGGTTCTCGTTCTACACGATATCCCTTCCTGCCTTCGGAAAGAGCTTCGAAAGAAGCCTTGAAGAAGGTCAGATTGGCCCTGACGCCTTCGATGGATTTCGTCGGCGCCGAGGTCTCCCTGTTTTCATGCAGGGTTTCCTCAGCCAGGTGTTCGATGCTGACAGTGGAGCGCTGCTCACGGCTCCTTCCGTTGATTGCATTTTTGCGGTCAGGCAATTGACAAGCCTGTTTGCAAAAATTGAGCTCCCGTGTAGTAACTCACGGGTGACTCACGCGATGGAAGGCTACGTGAACATAGAGAAGGAACTCGAGGAGTGGGAGCATACCATCTCCGCTAGGCAGATCAATGCCTTTACGAAGATGTCCCACTTTCTCTACGCCGACGTTTTTACAACAGTAGATAGAGATATCTACTACGGCGACGTAGTTCCTCGTCATGGCCCGGGTGGAACTGCAAACGGACTTCGCGGCAACGAGAAGTTCGTGCAGAAAACCTGGACCACTCGTCTGGAACGCGTGTTCCCTTATGGGGAGTATTGCATCCCGAACTGGAGATATTACTATCTCTTGGACGAGGTCGAGTTCTTGGAACCGGCACAGGAGACACCCGTTCGGGTGATCCCTGTGCCAAAGACGCTGAAGGGCCCACGTATAATTGCGGCGGAGCCTGTCTGGATGCAGTTTATGCAACAGGCAGTACTTCGCCCTCTTGTTCGTGAGCTTGAGGATCCAGAGGCCAACGCAAGTTGGTATCTGGGCTTCTCGGACCAGGTCCCTAATCGGGATTTGGCTCGGAAAGGTTCCTCAAGCGGAGAACTGGCTACCCTAGATCTTAGGGAAGCTAGTGATCGGGTCCCTCATCTGCTTGTACAGTCGATGTTGTCAAATTGGCCGTCTCTTAAAGAGGCAGTCGAAGCGACGAGGTCGACCAGAGCAGAGATTCCTGACTTGGGACTATGTCTGCCCAAGTTGCGGAAATTCGCGTCAATGGGTTCCGCCTTGTGCTTCCCCTTCGAGGCGATGGTTTTTCTTGCCGTCATCGCGATGGGGATCTTAGAGTATCGAGGCTATGCCTCGTGGCTCTATGAGCCGGGAGACCGGCACACAGGTTCTGGCGCAACGCCGTCCATGGCCTTTTTCCAAAGGCTCATGGGTGATGTGCGTGTCTACGGGGATGATATAATTGTCCCCGTGGACTGTGTCGAATCAGTGATCGCCTCACTTGAAGCCTTTGGCTTCGTGGTGAACCGTGACAAGAGCTTCTGGAACGGCAAGTTCCGGGAGTCTTGCGGAGGGGATTTCTATGACGGACAGGATGTTACTCCTGCTCGTCTAAGAAAGGATCTCCCTTCCTCACTGAAAGACGGTCCTAGAGTGGCTGCCTTGGTTGAATTCCGAAACCACTTGTATGAACGTGGTCTTTGGATGACAGCCAAATGGCTCGATGAGGAGATGATCGTGGATTTACTTCACGGTCACTTTCCCATTGTCGAGCCAACGTCACCTTGTCTAGGTCGTCTGAGTTTTCTGCCTTGGGAGGCAGAGAACTTGGATGAGCGATACCATGCCCCGAGGGTAAAGGGGTATGTATTGCGTCCCAGGATTCCGCGCAACGCTGTTGCGGATGAATGGGCCCTGGTCAAGTGCCTGAGTTCTCAGATTATGTTTGAGGACTCTGAGCATCTTGATCGCTCTGGACGTCCCTCAGTCGTCGACACAAAACTGAGGTGGGTGAGCCCCTTCTAGGTTTTACGCTAGAAGGGGTAAGTGGCACACTTTGCTTCGAAG